AGTGGGTCTTATGTTAGCTCCCTTTAGCTTTATCTCTTTGATAAGACGTGGCTCACTTGAGTCTGATATAATAAGGTTTGGACCTGCGTATCTTATATTGTAGTCCGCTATCTGAGTTGTAGACATCCCTGTCTTGCAGAACAGGACCTTTATGAATATCCTTTTATTTCCTTTATCTATCGATAATTTTACCAAAGTTGACGGATCCACAGAAAATCCGAAGTCTTGGCCGTAAATTATTTCATAGTTATCATTGAACTCACCTACACGCCAATTAGTGAATATAACACCCTCCTGCTTTTCCATCCACCCACCAAGTATTTGGTGTGTGTATTTCTCAGGTCTGCGTCTTCTAATCTCAGCAATCTGATTAAGGAACGATTGAGACAGATTATCCACGTTATCAAGGTAAGTGGTATGGATATATGTAATACCATTTTTCATCCCGTTAAACCCCTCAGGAATGTCTCTATTAGCATAGAACCTACCCCATATCCAATGTTCTTTGGTTGTGGGGTTCAATATAAGTATAACCCTATTAGGTTTAGTCTTCACCCTAACCGATTGGTCTATCTTGTCAAAAGTGTCTTCATCTGTAAGCTCCTCGGCTTCATCCAATACAAATGTAGTAATACCATTAAGGGATTTTAGGGCAGCTGTTTGATTTCCTGAAGCAGTCCTTATTCCCTTAAACAGAATGGAAGACCCTGTCTTGATATTGGTGATCTCGTCTTTCGTTATGCGAAAGTCCTCGACCACATCCATAAGTTCTAGCTTCTCAATAAACTCAGGTATAATCGATGAAGATGCAGATACCATTGTGTATCGTGTAAAGAGTATCTTGTGACCTTTCTCGTATGTAAGTAGTAACAGGAATACGTTGACAGCAAACGACTTACCTGACCCTCGACCTCCTGTAGTTATAAAGTAACGAGAGTCATTACCGAATGCTTTGTACTTCTCATTCAGATTCGGTACCTTCATCCTCAGGGGTTATATCGATTACGTCTTCTATTTCTTTTGGCTTGTCGCTACCGGGGAATATATTCACGATAGAGAAGTCTATCTTTTTCTCTTTAGATAATGCATCAGGATTGTCCATTGCCTTACCATAAATATACTCAATTATCATCTTACGATCATATTGGGAAGAGGAGGCTCTCTCAGCCACCATCTTCCAAAACTCGTCCTCAGACCCATAGACCTCTTCTATTGCATTCTTTGCAAGTATTTTAGACCTATTCTGTTTAGCCTTATTAAAGTTGGCAGGAGTAGCCATAGTCTTCCGAACAAGAGCATCGCCACGCTTAGCTCCGTTGTTCTTCCGACCATCGGTCTTCTTCATATATTTTCTCTCAGGCTTCTTACTTGGCATAAACCACTTTTCTTATGTTGTTGGCTACCGCTTCTACAACGTCCACCGTTACTGCGTTTCCACACATCTTGTAACGCTGTGTGTCACTTATCATTCCCTCAGAACCTTCCTTAGTCCAATTATCAGGGAATCCTTGTAGACGTTCACATTCTACAGGAGTTAGCCTTCTTATCTTGTCAGACACAACCAAATTATCTTTTTGAACGCTTGTAAGGGTGTTGCTCGTTCCTTTTTGGTTTATTTCTAATCTTTGCTCTGTGGGGCTTCCTGCTGTTCGGTCTGAAGGGTTTTCGGGATTTCTGCCTTGCATACGTCCAATAACAGCTTGATTAGTTCCGGATTTTATTTTCACTATAGGCTGACCTGAACCATCCTCTCTAGCTCTAGCGGGAATAGTAGGGCAATCTCCGTCTTTAATCTTTCTGAAGCCCTTACCATCATTGTGAGTTCTTAAGGTTCCAGCTTCTATTTCTTGTGCATCGAGTTTACGTTCAACAATGTAACTTCCGTTTCCATCTGCTCCGTATCTTGTTGTGAGCGTACAAGTGTTTCCTTGTTGTCTCGGTAGCTCATCAGTCTGTCTACCACCTTCTCTGATAGGAAATATTTCTCCTCCACTTCCGTCTCCAAGATATCCGACAAGGTAGACTCTCTCTCTATTTTGGGGTAGAAACCACTTTGTATTAAGCAGTTGCCATTCGAGTCTATAACCCCCAATGTTGGCAAACGCTTGCAAGATTGCCGTAAAGTCTTGGCGATTGTTTGAGGAGAATGTTCCTTTAACATTTTCCCAGATAAAAACACGAGGTCTCGTTTCTCTGATGAGTCTAATTGCTTCACCGATAAGGCTACTTCGCTCGCCCCTAAGTCCTTTACGTTTTCCTGCAAGGCTAAAGTCTTGACAAGGACTTCCGAAAGTGATGATATCGATTTTTGGGAGGTCTCCTCCACGAACATCCGTAACTGATCCGACATAATTACTATTTTTAAATTTATGCTTATATACTTGAATTGCGTACTTGTCTATCTCACTAAAGTAAGAGTTCACCTCAAAGCCTGCACGCTCAAAGCCTAGGTGAAATCCACCTATACCTGAAAATAGGTCTAGGTGGTTAATTTTTATTTTTTCCATAAATCTGACTATATAATTTCCATATCCCGTCAACCCATTCGTCTTTAGTGTAGACAAGTTGACCTGTTCTCTTTTGCCCTTTGTACTCGATTACTAGCTTATATCCTCCTTCGTGTATAATCGGATATATTCTGTAGCCACTATCGAAGCACCACTTTTGGGCGTTCATATCATATACAATATCCATATGGCATCCGCATCTAACTTTAGGCTTTTTCTTCCTAGCCATCTAAAGCAAATCCATTAGTGAATATCTTGGCCTCCTGCCCTTTGGGTTGGATGCCAAATCCTTTGAGCATAGCGTCTAGTCGTATCTTAGCGACCTCTACTTTATTCTCAGGTATCCTATTAATTAACTCAATTAGCTCTTGTTTGTTTTCAGGGACCTGAGGATCAATACTTTCCTGAACACGACCATACACCCTTAAACATCTTAAATATGTTTCTCTGAACTTCTTATCCTGTTCAAAGAAGTCGTTGAAGTTTCTGTTTAATGCGTGGTAAATTGTGGCGTGGTTCTTACCGAACTCTCTGCCAATCTGTGTGAGGCTCATCTGATAAATCTCACTTAGCATCTTGTAAACCATCATCCTTGCCTCAACCACTTCTCTTTTACGAGTGTCCTGAGTTGCGTCCTGCCCTGTCTGAGCCTTTACGATGTTTACGATGTCTTTGGTTATGTCTCTCATATATTTGTGTGTTTAATTAATCTCGTTAGTGAAAATAGGCAAGCGTACTCACAAGCAAGCAGAATGCCTGCACACTCCTCGTACAGCTCAAGCTCTTCATAGAACTTTAAGGTGTTCTGCAACTCCAAGACGCTAGCCCCGTTGACAATGTCGGCACAGGCTAATCCAAAGTATTCTTTAATGGTTGGATTCTTAAAATCCAAGGTTTGCGATATAGCATCCAATTGCCTCGCTAACTTTTTCCTTGCCGGATTCGATGTCATCTTCAGTTGCGTCATAGGTTTTTACTTGTAATGTCTTCTTGTCAACTATTACAAATGTAAAACTTTTTTTGTTAAAAATCCTAGTATAAATGTATGCTTGTGCATCATAGCCATAGTAATACATATTGTAGTCCCAATTATCGATGTCGGATGTGGTCTTCAGGTCCACAATCCGATCATCTCTTAGGCAGTCGGCCTTTCCCCTGAAGGGAAGTCCTTGGATGTATCCGATCCCCGGCTTTTCGAAATCTGCGTCCTTAAAAAGCTCATTTGCTGTTGGGTTGTCCAAAACGGCATCAATAATGCCCTTGGCCCATACTTTCTCTTTAAGTAGCATAATCTCCTTACCTTGAAACTCATCCGATGCAATAGCTTCCTTGTAGGCTTTATTACGCCTAGTAGAAGCATCAACAAAATGGTAGTAATCATCTAGTTTGTCTTGTTCGAGTAAAGAAACGTGAATAAGTCTACCATCCCTAAGAGGCTTAGAGTTAGCGTCTAAGGGTTCCGTAGAACCAAGGTAGCTCTCTATACCCTCAAGCAATTTCTTGCAGGAGGAGGAAGATAAACAAGCCTTATTAAGATAGCCGTAATAAAACTCGTTATCATACATCTTTTCGATCAGGTCTGATACAGCCCAATCGGTTCCATCAAGCAGTTTTATCTCTTTCATAGCTTGTGTTACATACAGCGTTCCGTTGCTTATAGTCGGGATACTCTGCAATCATTGTGGGATTAGACATACATCTTAC